CATCTTTGTGTTTTTTTTGTAAAGGAAATTATTTGTATTCTATTTTATCGTTATCAAATATTTTTGCGATATGCTCCAAAATTAAATTATCATCTTTGAGGATGCCACACATGGCCAAAATTAAGTTTTCTCTCATCATGCTTTCAAAGAACACGGAGTTAAAACAGGTTACGTTGACCATGCTGTTCTTTAGTCTAAATTTGATTTTGGTTGATTTATCGTTTAAATAATCATCAATATCAAAATCTTGTGCTCTCATAAATTCATCCGGTGTAATTGTTACAGAATCCATGACTCTAAGTAGATTGTCATAGGAAAACTCTTCAACGTTGAAAGCAATGTTTTCTTCAACGTCCTTTCTAGTATCGCCAATTTTCACTGGTTGCATGTAAGATTTCATAGATTTATAGAATTCATAAAGAAAATCATTCATTTTTTCCTCAGCTTCCCCTGGATTTTTCTTGAGATCTAAATAGTCTTCTTTTAGTTTTAATTCTATGAATTTTAAGTTTTCTTCAATCATAGTGAGTAACAAATTCTCAATGTTGTCTTCGTTTGATCCAACCTCTTCGACAAACAATTCCCACTCACCATCTGTTTCTTTTTGATTCTTGAAGGTTTGAAAAGCTTCATCGAATGCTTGTTTTTTAATGTTTAAGATTTCAAATGGGCTAAATCTTGTCTTCCTCATCAAAGTCCAAAATTCTTCAAAGTATGTTTCTTCTTTTTCTTCACTAGAGCTACTTTCTTCTTCTTCAATTTTTATTGATTTTACTGGTCTCTTCAAGTTGCCAATAGATTCGAACCTTAGGAATTCACAAATTGTAGTTATTTTTTCTTTAGTCTCATAGAGTTCCTTGAGATTATCTTCTGTAATCAATCTTCTGTTTTTAATTAATTTTCCAGAACTATCGCTCGCCGACGTTTTAATTAATAGGATCATCTTGAACCAATTTAAGAAGCACAAGCTTTGATAAGTTTTAGTTTTCATTACTTGTTTTCTTTCTGGAGAAACTATCCAGTCTTGGAAGACCCACTGAGAATCAACCTTTCCTTTAATGTATATCCAGTCTTCATCTGTGAGTTTGTAATGTTTGGTTCTATTCTTCAAAAATGCATTGATGACTTCAGTTCTTAAGTTTTTCTTCTCTTGTTTAACTCTAGCTTGAAATTTTCCTTCTGCATCTTCTTTATCTTTTAGAACTTTCTTTCTCATGGCACTCATTTTAATTCCTGTGTCTGAATTTTTCATTTTGTCTAAAAACATCCTTAACTGTCGTTCTTTAAATGGGATATTTTTAAAGATGTTCTCATTTTCATTTTTGAGAAAATCAGAGATAGCTTGATAGGGTAATTCTTGAACTTTCGATGGGCATTTAAGTGAATAGATCGATATCCAAGTTTGATTATAGCTTGCTTTAATGTCAATTGATTTTCCAAAGTCCACACTCAATCTTAATGATCCATTTGTGGATCTAACATTTTGACTAAGAGATGAATTGATTCTTATTGGACAAACGTTTTGAGTTTTGGTTACTGTTTTAAAACATTTACCAGATTCCAGATCAAGAAACCATTCTGCTGGACTATACACTCCAAACGATGTCTTCAATTTATCACAAATTAAATGTTTGAATAAAAATGAATTTTCTAGAATCATATCATAATTGGAAACTTCTATATTTGATATTTTCTCATTTGTCAAGGTTAATTTTGCCTGTCTACCATCAATCATCAACCTAATGTCTCCAAACCCTTCCCAGATTCCCTGCTTGTTTCTTTTTTGTTCTTTAACAAATCTGTATTGAATTCCTTGTTTAAAGTTTGATTCAAAAGTGTTGATTATTTGTTTGAAGTCTCCTTGTGATCCTGAGCTTTTTGCAAAGCAGCAGATCAGTAGTGCACTTAATTGATTCTGATTCATCATCTTAATCGTTCCAGGATCTATATTAACAATATCTGGAAGATTAACTGGTTGTAACAATGCAGAAAGATTTTCAAAGTGATCATCTTGAAGCGAATACTGACTGATGCAATATTTCATCAGCAAATTATTGGCAAATTCTAACCTTTCTGTTAAACTACTAGACAATTTTTCAGTCAAAACTGCTTTAACTGCTAACCTGCTTGACTCTTCCTTCTTCTTTAATTTTTGACCTTGAAATCCCGGGGTAACCAATATATACTCATTTGAATGAGTTAATCTCATGACGTTGGCCCATGTGCTTTCTGTCTCAGCACTTCTAGCAGCACTCATAGCGAATATTTTATTATTTTTTATTTCCGTGCTACGTATGAAACCCCTAAAATTCATCCAACCTGTAAAGTTTAGTGTTGAAGAGTTCATTTCTAATTCTTTGTAATTCTTAACACACCAAGGGTAAAGTTGGGAATACACTTGCATTGATGAGTGAATTTCTTCATTAGTGAATTTCCGCATAAATCTTCCTGGAAACCAAGTGTGCTTTAAACAATCTGATAAAGACACCGCTGCTGAGTGATTTCTATTCATCACTATCATTGTTGTTTTGGTTTGTCTTAATTTTTGAATTATAGGTGCATGATCGTAAGTCAAAATATCATTTGACACTTTTCTTAGATTCAAGAAAGATGATCTACCAGGAAATATTTGATCAAACAAATTGGAAAAAGAATCATCTGCATATAGAAAAGACACTGGGTTTTGGAACAACCCTTGCCTCCAACCGTTGATGCTTCCATAGATTCTGTTGATTGCATTTAAACATACTCCTAACAGAGAACTCCAAAACTTTGTCCATCCGTTGGCATCTTTCATTCTAATCGTGACTGATGCACTCTGCAATACATATACTGATGAAACAAACATTTTGTAAGGGCTATTAAAAGAAAAAGCATTAACTACTCCAGCTGACTCTAATTTACTAAATATTTCTGTTATGCTCTCTAGTGTGTTTTCAGGATCTCTGAATATAAAAGTCTTGTCATTTTCCACAGTTGCTTCAAACTCCAAAGGAGGTTTCATTTTCTTTAATGCGTTTTTGTAATTATTAGTTGATCCTATAGCAAGATTTATTCCAACAGTTGGCATTCCATTCTCTGAATACTCATAATCAGCTTTTTGATATAAAAAACTTAAACTATTTTGTGTATCTGGGTTTGACTCTGCTAGAAGACAGTAGTTCATAGTAAAAGTTGATAAACCTGCAGTTCCTTCTAAACTAGGAACAAAATAGCCAAACGATGGGTTCCTTAGTTTCTGACAAACTGGCCAATAATAATCAAACCACTTGTTTACCTCCAAACCTAGCATTTTGTAATGAATTTTCATTTGTAGAAGTTCTGCAAGTTCACATTCAATGATTTTAGCACCGTTTTCTAACATCTGTTTTCTAGCTTCTGATAGAATTCTTTGCCTGTCAAGCATTTCTTGAACAACTTTGATGTTCAAACCTGCATATATGTATTTGATGGTTGGCACTAAAGTGTTTGAAAAAACTTTCCAAATAGAATTGAATTCCATTATTCCACTAAAACTTGGACCTGTTGATTTTTCTACTGAATGCACCATGCATGCGTATCTTGATAGTCTTCTATTGAAGAAACTGCAGGTAGATAACAGAATTTGGGCATACTTTATTAAACTTTCTTTCTTACCGTGCACATCAAATTCATCTTTCTTTAATGCAATGCATCTAACATTTAAAGAATCATCTGACGATACTGACCAAAGTATGCCTAATAGACGAGCAAGTTTGAATTCAGCATTTCCTTCTATAGTTCTAAGACTGTTTTCAATCAATTCAATCTCCACATCCTCTGAGTAAACTGAAAAGAAACAATGCAATTCTGTGCTGTTATAATGAAAAATCCCTTGCATCATGTTTGACAAGTTTCTTAAGAAAATTGACTCATTTTCAACTAAATGATGCGTTCCATGCTCACTTAAGAACTCATTTTTTAACCACTTCATGGCTGGGTTGAAAGAATCATAATCTGCTCCAACTTTTTCATAAAAGTCCTTGAGCATATTAAATGGCAACTCAAGTTTTTTATTAGTTGCTAAGTTAAAGATGTGCGATTCAGTTTGGATCAACTCTTTAAAGAATGGATTCTTGAGATTGTAAAATGAACTCTTCAAGCAACAAAATACTTTCATCATAAATTGTTGACACCAAGTTGCTTTATCATCAGAATCAGTTTCAGTTACTAATAAATTCAATTTATGTTCCTTTTTATCTTTGTTTACTTGAGTAAAAAAATCTTCAATCCTTTTCAATTTTTGAGTTCCTTTGGTTAACATTTCTGATGGAAAAAGCTCACACACTCCTCTAGAAGCATTTTCAGTGAAATTGATGACTATTCTGCTGTGAGGGTCTAAGACAAAAATTTCTCTTGGTCCAGTATGTTGTGCTTTCTTAAAGACATTTGCAAATATGAATCCTCTGTCTTGTAAAACTTTAAAAATCTCAAAGAAGTTTTCAAAAGGCTGACCTTTACAGAGTTTTACATCGTCTGGATTACTTCTTGGTTTTCCCATGTCGTCATCTGCGTTGATTAACTTCTGCATTGTCACTCCACTCAATTTACCATCTTCAACAACAAATCTGTAATCGCAAGCATCAGCAGCTTGCAACATTGTTTCAAACGAACAGTTCTCTTTCTTTGGTTCTTTATTTGTCAACAAACCTAACATTGTATTGATTACTTTAGCTCTTTTGTTCATTGTTTTCTTTTTTCTTTGATCTACTGTTAAATGATCTAAGAAATTTGAACTTTCAGGGACAACAGCAGAAGCACTTAAAGTTGCAAAATCATTCCATTTGTTCTTTTTCCATAATCTTAAGATTCTCTTTTCCATCATATCATCTGCCCCTGCTTCCCCGTATTTTTTAACTAAGAATCTTCTTGCTGCTTTTCCACAGGCAGCAACAGTATCAACTCTAAAAGAATGAGGAATGTTTTTGTCATCACTTTTTACTCCTAATTTCATCCAATCAGCACTTGCATCATATAATTTTAATTCCTCTGTCATGATTTTTCCAAAAATGACAAAATTGCCTTGATTTGGATCTCCTTCTTCTCTGTTTCTGAACACCCCCATATATGAAAGGTATAGCATTTGTTCTACATCTTCAATTGGCTTTCTGGTAACCCAGGAGATCAAATTTTCAATTTTAGTTCCAATTGATCTCAAGGCATCTTCATTTTCGCTTTCTTTTTCTAGATCTTGAAATTTGATCTTTGGGTTATTCACCGTCATCATTTGTGCAGATTCAATTATTCCTTTACAACACCAAAGTGACAAAGTGCTTCTGTAATTCTCAGGAAATTTTGAAATAATTTTGCCACAATCTCTGAAAGTTAAACCAGTTTTTGTTGCCTCCATATACATGTATCTGCTTAAAAGTGTCACTATCACAGTTGGAGTTTTTGATTCTAAGCCAATGAGCATTTGACAAAGTAAGTGAGATCTGTTAGTCTCATCGTCTATTTTTGATCCTTTGAAAATTTGTTTTAAATGTAAAGACGTTAAGCAAATCAATTCATTCATGTTTAGATAATGAGAAAGTCGATGCTTATTCACAGAACAGAATTTAGTGTAACACCACTCATTATTATATTCTTCCCATTTCTCAAACAAGTTATCTGAATCAGGTGTTTTTTCAATGTCTGATCTTTTAGCTAACACACTCCAACTGATGTGTCCGTCAATCTTATTTGGTTTCAAGACAATATAACATCCTGCTTCCTTTATCCTCTTGATCATGAACTCTCCTGGTTCACACATTTGATTCATGGCAGTAGCTACTTCATTCATGATCAAAGTAAAGGTTTGCAACGCTGCAGATAATTTTGTTTTGTCATAAATCTTGAGGTGATACAAAGCAGACATTTTTTCTCTTTTATTTAATTTAGTATCGATTTTCTCTTTGTTGTTTTTTCTTTGCTCTCCACCCATTTTTTCTTGAGTTTCTTTGTAATCCTCCACTATTTTTAGAAATCTTCTAGACAATATCCTGGGATTTTTCTCTTCAGATTCTTCAAACCATTGTTTGTTATCGCCATTGACGAAGTTTTCTATTGCAGTCAAATTAGTGTTGTCAAAATCAAAAGGTATTTTTGATTGCCTATGATGTTCTTTTAAAATCTCATTTTCTTTATACTCTTTTCCTTCGACACCTCTCATAGCTAATCGTAATCTCTCATCTTCAGTTAAGTTTACCTCAAATTTGAATTGTTCACCTCTTTTCCTTATGGCATCTCTAGACAAATTCTTTTGTGCATCTGTGCTATTCGGGATCAGAACATCCTCTTCTGGTTCTTCTTCTTGAGACAAACTATCTCTCATTTTTAATAGTTGTTTTCTCCTCATTAATCTGAATTCAAATTTAGATGAATTTTCAGGCACTAATCTTCCAGAGTCAAGATCTCTCATTGCACCGACTTTTCCAGTCTTCTCAATCTCTAGAAGCTCATCAACTGAAATTTTCTCTGTTCCATCCACTGAGTTCAAACCTTCTCTCCAGATTTTAGTCATTTCATTCTGTTCCTCTGGTTCACCTACGAACATATCTCCGGTGTTATTAGATTCAGACTCAGAAACAGAACCAATAAACATGGGAAGATGTATGTGCACATTGCATTTTGTTTTCCTCTCAGCTGTACCTCCAAAATCCTGATAATCTGATTTGAATTTATTTTTTAATTTTTCAAATCTTGCTATTATTTCATTCAAACTTGGCTTCCTGCAAGCTTCAACAAAATCATCCTGAGCTTCTTTCCAAAGTCTATAAATGACTTCTTTAGGAAGTTCTGGGTGATTGGCATAAAATTGTATAAGTTCGTCATCAATCATGTATTTTTTGTCTTTTTCTTCACATTTGATTGGATTTTGTTTGCAATACTCATTTATCTTTTTCATCTGTTCCATTACCCTATGTTTAAACTCAGTATCTTTGTATTTTAAATCAACTCCTAAAACTTCTAATTCTGAGCTAATGCTTTGTCCTAATAAAATCATAGAGCTCATCCTATTGCAAGTTTCTTTATCAGGTATCCACTCATCTCTTCTGCCAAAGTTCATCAGTACTACTCTGTCTGGTGATACTGAGCAAACTTTGTAATCAATTTTTAAATGAGTCCTGCCAGGATAAGAAGCTCGGCCTTTGAATTTTTCAAATGCTGCTTGAGCTCGTTTTTTTGCTTCTTCGTTGTAAATTGTTGTTTTCATCTCAATGAATCCTTTTTCAGTCCTTATATCTGGAGTAGTGATATTTCCCCAGGCATTCTTGGGTTCTTCTGGTTCACCTCTTAAAAACCATTCTGGGTAAAAATCAGTAATTGGTACATCAGTCTCATAGAATTTCCCAGTTTTCACATATGTCATCAACTCATGATTCAATTTCCCAATTTCTTTCACTGGTTTGTTGTTGATTTCCAATACTTCATCATCAAACAAAATCTTAAATGAATAAGTGGAGTTTGGATTTGAAACAAAATCAATGATTTTGAAATCTGGTCGATTAGATTTGGTTCTCATGATCAAAAAGTTTCCTTCTTGCTCCCAATCTTCTTCTGGATCACTCCAATCTGTCTTCAAAACGTCATAAATATTTG